GCTTGGGTCGGTGAAGGCGCCCCGAAACCGGCAACCGCGTTGGCGTTCGACTTCGTCGAATTGAAATATCTCAAACTCGCGACGATCGCCGTGATCACCGAAGAACTGGCGCGGTTCTCCTCACCTTCTGCGGAGACAATCATCCGCGATACGCTGGCGCGCGCGATCGTGCAACAGATGGATGCCGATTTCGTCGATCCGGCGAACGCGGGAACAGCGAATGTGAAACCTGCGTCAATCACCAACGGTGTTTCGGCGATTCCATCGACGGGCAACACCGAGGCGGAGATCCGCATCGACATCGGGAATATTTTTGCGCCGTTCATCGCCGCCAATCTGACCCCCGCGAATGGTGTGTGGATCATGTCAGCGACTACTGCATTGGCGTTGTCGCTAGTGTTGAATGACGCCGGCACCGCCGCGTTCCCAACGATCAGCATGGCAGGCGGAACATTCTTTGGTATGCCGGTGGTTGTCAGCGAGGCGGTTGGAAACATTGTGATCTTAGCGAACGCATCCGACATCCTGTTGGCGGACGACGGCCAAGTCACAATCGATGTCAGTCGTGAGGCGTCGGTGCAAATGGATGACGCGCCGACGAATCCCGTCGTCGCGGCCACGGTGTTGGTCTCTCTGTGGCAACACAACCTCGTCGGCATCAGAGCCGAACGAATGATCGCATGGGTCAAAGGTCGAGCCGCAGCCGTGCAATATCTGAGCGGCGTTAATTGGGGTCAGACCACGACCTGATCGGGACCGGCAGGGACGCCAGTTGAGAGGGGGCGCGTTCACCGGATAGGACGCGCCCCGCTTTCAACATTGAAGGGAGATCCGAATGGTCCGTGTTCGATCACTATCAAATCATCCTTACGCCGGCCGGATGCGAATCAAAGGCGTCGAGTACGACGCGGATTCTGCCGACGTTGATCTGTTGGTGTCGCTTGGCCGTGTGGTCCCTGTGCCGGAGACTGACGGCCGCGTGTACGCGACCCGCGAGATGCACGCATCCACCCCGACTGTTCGAACCCGGCGACGCATGCCGCCGAACGAGCATTCCATGCAGGATGATTCGGCACCCGCCGATGGGAGTTAATCGACGTGATGCCGATCGTCGCGAGGCTCGTGGCAAGGGTCGCGAAGGCGATGGGGCTGACGCCGATCTATTCGCGATCCGGCGCGTGGTGGCCGGCAATCCGTGAACCCTACACCGGGGCATGGCAACGGAATGTTGAATGGACCACGGACACGGTGTTGTCGTATCACGCGGTCTACGCTTGCATCACCCTTATAGCGTCGGATATCGGAAAGCTTCGCCCCCGTCTCGTTATCGCCGATGAAGGTGACATTTGGTCGGAGACGAGCAGTCCGGCATTCAGTCCGGTCCTGAGAAAGCCGAATCCCTACCAGAACCATATCCAGTACAAGGAATGGTACGTCACATCCAAGTTGCTCCGCGGTAACACATACGTGATGAAGCAACGCGACAGACGTGGCGTGGTCATCGCGTTGTATCCGTTGGACCCGTGCCGGGTCACCGTACTCGTTTCGCCGGATGGATCGGTGTTCTATCGGTTGAGCGCCGACAATCTTTCAGGGATCGACGAAGGGTCTATTGAAGTCCCCGCGTCCGAAGTGATCCACGACCGAATGAATTGTTTGTTTCATCCGTTGTGTGGAGTGTCGCCGTTGTTCGCCGCCGGTCTGGCCGCGAGCGAAGGACTACGCATCCAGAACAACGCCGCCACGTTCTTCGCCAACAACAGTCAACCCGGCGGCATTCTTACTGCTCCCGGCGCGATCAGTGACGCGACGGCCGCACGGTTGAAAGAATACTGGCGGGAGAATTTCACGGGCGAGAATTCCGGCGCGGTCGCGGTGGTGGGTGATGGTTTGAAGTTTGAACCCATGCGCGCCAACGCCGTCGACTCGCAGATGATCGAACAATTGCGATGGACGGCGGAAGTCGTTTGCAGTTGCTTCCGCGTGCCAGTCCACAAGGTCGGCGTCGGCCCGGCGCCGAGTGCCAACAACGTCGAAGCGCTCGATCAACAGTATTACTCCCAATGTCTGCAGATCCTTATAGAAGAGTTCGAACTTTGCCACGATGAAGGTCTCGGGCTCGACGTTCCGATCGAAGGGAAACGAATGGGTGTCGAGTTGGATCTGGACGGGTTGTTGCGTATGGATACGCAAACGATGGTCGGCACTCTGGCGGAAGGCGTCAACCGCGGATTGATGACGCCGAATGAAGCCCGAAAGAAGATCAACGCGCCGCCGTTGATCGGCGGGGACACCATCTATCTACAGCAACAACAATATTCCATTGAAGCACTACACGAACGCGATCAGGATGAACCGTTCTCGAAACCCACCGCGGCAGCACCGGCAACCACCGCCGCCCCTTCTCCCGAACGGGATGACGCCGAGACGCGGGAGGATGAATCGCGCGCATTGCGCGAGCTAGCGAACGAGATCATCCAGGGATTGAGAGAGGCCGCATAACCATGTCCACGGAAATGGGCCGGCAGATCTTGGAAGCGGTCAAAGCATACGTCGCCAGTCACGTCGATCGGGTTCTCGTCCGGGTCGAATCTTTAGCCTCCGCGCTCGACGAACTGCATGGGGTTGTTCGATCGTTGCCGGCGCCCGAGAGAGGTGCCAAGGGGGATCGGGGCGACGACGGGCACACGCCTTCGCCCGATGAACTTCGGGCGTTGATTGCGCCGTTGATCCCCGCAGCGATCCCCGGACCGATGGGCCCGCCCGGCGAATGTGGCGCGAAAGGTGCCGCGCCGACCGAATCGGAGTTGGTCGCCATTATCCGGCCGTTGATTCCGCCCGCGATTCCCGGCGAGCCGGGACGGCCCGGTGAGCCCGGCGCGCGCGGCATCGATGGACATACACCAACCGTTGACGAATTGCGCGAGATCATCACACCGTTGATTCCACCCCCGGTCGTTGGTGAGCGTGGCGCCGATGGAATTAACGGCAAGGACGGTCGTGACGGTACCGACGGACGGGATGCTTGGCAGCTCGAGATACACGCGGCCATCGATGAAGAAAAGAGTTATCCCCGTGGATCGTATGCTCGACACGTCGGTGGTCTGTGGCGGGCGTTCGAAGCGACCCACGGCATGCGTGGATGGGAATGCATTGTCGACGGGATCGCCGATGAGACTGAATCGGTGTTGGACGATGGCCGGACCATTGTTCGGCGTACGTTGTACTCCAGCGGAAAAGCGTTCGAACGTACCATCCGCATGCCGGTTGTGCTCGATCGCGGCGTGTACAAATCCGACATTCCCTATCAACCCGGCGATGCCGTGACATGGGCCGGCAGTATTTGGATTGCACAACGACGCGATGACGCGGTCCCGTACGGCAAGCCCGGAACGCCAAGTTCTGGTTGGCGATTAGCGGTGAAAGCCGGCAGGGATGCCCGATGAGACTCATCACGCTAGCACAGGCGAAGGCGCACATCCGCGTCGATCACGATGTCGAAGATGTGCAGATCGGTGAGTTCATCGAAGCGGCGTCGGCGGCGATTGTGAACTATCTAAAGAACGGCGCCGACACGTTCCTGAACACGCTCGGGTTGCCAGAGGAAATCTATGACGATTCCTCACCGCCGGAGGTCGTCGACTATGTGGTGCCGCCGGAAGTCAAAGCGGCAACGAAGATCCTAGTCGGTGAATTGTTTCGAAACAGGGAAGCGAAACAAGACGGCGAGATCGGCGGGCAACTCGGCATACCACATGGCTATGGATTTCTGCCACGCGCTGTCGTGATGTTGCTATTCCCGTTGCGTGATCCCGCACTCGCATGAGTACCGCAGTGTCCATTCGGCGCGATTGGGAAGGCCAGACCGTGGCGATCTTCGCGAGCGGTCCAAGCATGTCCGTGGCGATTGCCGAACAGTGCCGCCAGTTGCGGACCATCGCGATCAACAACCAAGCGATCGATTGCGCACCATGGGCTGACATCATTTACGGTTCAGATCTGAAATGGTGGCGGCATTACCTGCCGGCGGTTACCCATCTACCAGGGCGAAAGATATCTCTAGAGATCGGCCAACCGATCGGCGGTGTCGAATATCTGCGCCCGTCCACCGAGGTGTTCGACGATCGTCCTTGCTATCTCAGCACCGGCGCAAACAGTGGCTATGCCGCGTTGTGTCTGGCGGCGAAACTTGGTGCGTCTCGAATCTTCCTTCACGGTTACGACATGGGGTCACGCGACGGGCGCATGCGCCGCCACGACTATCCCGCCGCGTTGAATTCGAAACCAAGGTTTGCCGATTGGATACCACGATTCCGATTGCTGGCGCCTGTGCTCGCGCGCCGAGGCATTGAGGTGGTGAACTGCACCCCGGCCAGTGCGTTGACCTGCTTTCCATTCGCGCCGGAGTTGCAACCGGCACGGCGCGTGGGGGCAACATGTTAGAAGCCGGCCGATTGCGACATCGCGTAACCATCCAGGCGCGCACGAACACACAAGATCCCATCACGGGTGAGTCGACGATCGCGTGGGTCGACGCGTGGGTGAATCTCGCCGCCGCAATCGAACCACTAAGTGCTGCCGAACTGATCTCAGCGCAAGCGCAACGGTCGGAAGTCACCGCGCGCATGACAATCCGTTCACTGGCGGGATTGACCGCCACACACCGCGTTCTCCATAACGGACGCGTTTATAACATCGCGGGTGTGATCCCGGACCCGGATTCCGGGCGCGAATGGATCACATTGCCGGTGAGTGAGGGAGTAAACGACGGTGGCTGACGGATTCACATGGACGTTGACCGGCGCGCGAGAAGTGCAACGTCGATTGCGAGACTATCCGCCGAAACTTCAGAACAAGGCGCTGCGACCTGCCGCGCGTTCGGCAATGAAGATCGTACGAGATGCGGCCCGTGTCCGTGCCCGTCAGTTCGACGACCCAGACACGCCGGCGCAGATCTGGCGCCTGATCGTGACGCAGGTCGGCAAGATGAAAGAACCGGGCGTGATCATGCGCGTGGGCGTCCAGGGCGGCGCACGATCTCGTAAAGACAAAGCTTATCCGTGGTACTGGCGCCTGATCGAACTTGGATCGGAGACCATGCGCGCCCGGCCGTTCCTCCGGCCTTCGTTAGACAACAATGCACAGGCCGTCGCGGCGAAGTTCATCAGCGAATCGAACGCCCGGATGGACAAACTACCCGCGGGGCCCTGAATGTTTCCCCCGTTGTTCCAAACATGTGCCGCGGACTCTGCTGTGCAATCACTACTCGGCACGAATCCGACGCGCCTGTGGCCATTCGGCGAAGCGGACCCAAACCCGACCTATCCCTATGCGGTGTGGCAGATCATTTCCGGCTCGCCGCAGAATTATCTGGGCCAGACCCCCGACGCGGATTTCTTCGGTCTCCAGATCGACACATATGCAAAGACCGCCGACGACGCGCGCGCGGTGGGCCATGCGCTACGTAGTGCAATTGAACCCGTTGCATATGTGACTGCTTATATCGGCGAATTTCGTGACACAATCACGCGGACCTATCGATATTCGTTCTCGGTGGATTGGATCATCCACCGGTGACCACACGCCATTCGGACACAGGCTCCGCATGGATGCGCTAGAGAATCCTGCCTCGCAGCTTGCCACGCAATAGACGCAACGCAAGCAATCACGCCTCGCAGACAAACGGCGACCGTCGTGTCGACGGTTTTTGTTTCTGCGGAGGGCGTTGCAATGGCTGTGCGAACTCAAGGGACTGAACTCTGGTTCATTGATCCGGACACGAACTCGCCGACGAAAGTCGGATGTGTCACGACGTTGTCGGGACTGACGGCGCAGAGGGATCAGATAGAAACAACGTGTCTCGATTCCGAAGCCCGAACGTATGAAGCCGGCATGGCAACGCCCGGCGCGGCTCAGTTCGGAATTAACTTCGATCCATCGGACGCGTCACACGTCCGTCTTCATCAATTGTACGTCGCCGGCACGACCCTAGATTGGGCACTCGGTTGGAGCGACGGCACCGCGCCGCCCACTTCGGACACGTCCGGATTTGTCTTCCCTTCGACGCGCACGTGGGTTGGGTTCGAGGGGTACATCAGTGACCTCCCGTTTGATTTCCAATTGAACGCGGTGGTGGCCAGCACGGTGAGCGTGCAAGTCAGCGACTTCCCCACGCTCGTCCCGCGTAGCGCATGACACGGCCCATGAACCTCGCGGAGTTCAAATCGAAAGGTGTGTGCGTGGATCTCGCGCCCATCCGAAAGACCATCACATGGTCGCACCCGGATGAACATGGCCAACAGATCACGGACACGTTCGATGTTTGGGTGCGGCGTTTGAGTTTCGGTGCCGTCGATCGGTTGAGCAAGACCGAAGACAACGACCGTTCGAGGAACGCCGAACTGATCGCCGCAAGCATTCGGTTGGGCGAACACGCGGAGGAAACATTGCCGTACGACGTGGCCTATAGCCTGCACACATCGCTAGCGATCGAGCTAGTGCGTGTCGTCGGCGAAGTTAACCGCCTGACGCCAGTGGAGGAAGTCGACGGCCCAAAAGACTAAACCCGATCGACGAAGTCTGGCACGAACTCGTGTTGGCCGGCATCGGAGGGTCGACCGTCGCCGAAGCGAAGGAACGTTTGCAGTACGCGGAATGGTTGGATTGGCTCACATATCGCAGGATGCGCGGTTCGTTGCATATGGGCACTCGAACGGAATCGGGATTCGCGTTGATCGCCAGTTTGATCAGTCGCGCATGCGGTGGCCATGCCAGCCAAATGGATTTCATGCCGCACGCTGATCAGCCGGCACCGACTGACGGCACGATCGCGGATGTCGTGGCCATCCTGAGCGGAAAGTCACGCTGATGGGGTCGCGAAGTCTAGGCGTGCTCACGTTGGACCTGATCGCCCGCACGGCGGGGTTGATCTCGGGTATGACCGCGGGCGAACGACAGGTCGATAAGTCCACCAAGAAAATTAAATCGTCTCTCAGTTCGATTAAGGGCGCCGTGGCCGGTGCGCTCACCGGGTTGGGGTTGGCATCCGCGATACGCGCCATCGCACGGAACACAATCGAATCCGAGAACGCGATCCGTCAGTTAGAAGCACGAATCAAATCGACGGGTGCCGCCGCGGGCGTCTCGTCAGATGAACTGCAAGGGTTCGCGTCTGAACTGCAACGGATCACGACGTTCGGCGATGACGCGATCTTGGCGATGCAAGGCGTTCTGCTCACGTTCACCAACATCCGCGGTGATGTATTCAAAGACGCGACACGCGCCATTCTCGACCTGTCGACCGCGATGGGTCAGGACTTGCAATCGTCGGCGGTGCAACTCGGTAAGGCGTTGAATGATCCGATCAAAGGCATCACCGCGTTGTCGAAAATCGGTGTCGCGTTCACGGAAGAACAAAAGAAACTGATCCGCGCATTCGTGGAGGTAGGCGACATCGCGTCGGCGCAACGTGTGATCCTGCGCGAACTGAATGTTGAGTTCGGCGGGGCGGCGGCGGCGGCATCTAACACATTCGGCGGCGCGTTGACCCAACTCCACAACGCGTTCGGCGATCTTTTGGAAGGAAAAGGCGGAGTGAACGATGCGACCGCATCGATCAAAGAACTGACCGCGTTGTTGCAAGACCCGGAGACCGTCGCCGCCGCCGAAGCGTTGGTCACTGCGATTATAACTGGATTCAGCAAGGCAACATCGGCCATCACCGGCACGGTGAACGCGACGCGTTTCGTCGCCGAAGAATTGGCGGCAGCGTTACACGGTGCCGCTAGCGACGACATCGTCCGTTTGGAGAACGAACTAGAAAAGCTGAATGAACTGCGATCAATGCCGGTGTGGGATAAGGATTTCATGAACCGACTGCGGTTCTTTGGAAAGGATGGCATCGTCGAATGGTACTCGGACGAAGATCTCGACAAAGCCATCGCCGAGGTCGAGAAGAAAATAAAAGACTACTACGCCAACGCCACACCACCGCCGATCATTCCCACACCGGGCACCGGTGGCAGTGGCGGCGACATACCGCCACCGCCGCGAGTGCCGGAAGTCCGCGAGGTCACGATCACCGTCGCGAAGATCGAGGACACCGAAACCGAAAAGTTCTGGAGGGATCTCGACACCGCCACGCGTACACAGGAGGAGAACGCGCTTCGTTCCTTTCACGAACAGAAGGAAGCACTAGAAACATTGTGGACCGCGGGCGCGCTCTCGGTGGATCAATACAACGCGCGGTTGCAGGAGATCAACGACGAACTGTTGCCGGAGATCGAGGTCACACTCAAGAAACTACCCGAGGTGATCCGCCCGGTCTTCGGAGAGCTCACGGACTTTATGAGGGGCGCCGCATACGGTTTCGAGAGCATCATCACCGATTCGTTGTTGAACGGATTTCAAGGCGGCGCAAAAGGAATATTGAAATCCTTCGGTGAATTGATGGCGCAGTTGATCGCGCAGGCGGTTGCCGCCGATCTCGCCAAAAGAATATTCGGCGCCGCCGCCGGTGGCACCGGTACCGGATGGATAGGAATGTTGGCGGGATTCGTCACTGGCAAAGCCAGCGGTGGACCGATCCGGGCGGGCATGCCGTATATCGTCGGCGAACGAGGACCGGAACTCATCGTCCCGCCGGGCAACGCTAATGTGATCCCGGCCGGTCGATTCGGCGCACAGACGAACTACATATCATTGACCGTAGAGACGCCGACCGGTCGCATACCACTAGAAACGCAACAACAGATCGGCAACCGACTCGCGCGTTCTCTCGCCGAGGCACGACGGAGGAATGGCTAAATGGTGTGGCCAGTGTTCCCCGAATGCCCAAGTTTTGGTTTCACAGTACGACCGGACTATTCGGTGACCGTGATCGAGCGCGCCAGTGGCGTGCGATCGGTGAACCGAAATTGGTACTACCCTCTGCACACGTACAGCGCGGTGCCGATCGGAGATCGTGCACAGGAAGACATTCACCGTGTGTTGAAGTTCTGGCATTCCGTCGGCGGACGCGCCGGCCGTTTCCTATTTTTCGATTATGTGGATTTCAAATCATCCGTGCTGATCGACGACGATCCATTGCCATCGGATCAACCACTCGTCGAGATCACTGATTCTCCGGGCGGTTGGCAGCTGGTGAAACTGTACGAAGACGAGGACGCCATCGGCCAGCAACAACGACTGATTCAAAAGCCCATCGACGGCACGATACGAGTCGCGAACTCCGTGGGGGCCGAACAACTGCCCGGCACGTGGACGCTCGACTATGACACCGGAATCCTGACTCCCGATGTTGGGTTCGTCGGCACCCCCGCGACGTGGGGCGGACAGTTCCACACGCCTGTGATGTTTGAAACCGCACCCGAGTTCAGCATCACCAATCGCCGCATACAACAGACATCGTTCTCACTACGTGAACTCCGACTCCCATGAAGACGTTCACCCCGAGTTTCGCCGAACACATCCGTCAGCCGACAACATCGTTGGCGGTGTGTTGGCACATCCAGAAGAACAACGGCGATATCATCTACGGCACACAACACGATCGTGATATCACGATAACTGTCTCTCAGCACGCCGTCGTCGATCTCACGGGCACGTATCTAGCACAATCTGCTATCACGGGGTCCGATATCCGTTCGTCGTCCGATATGAGCGTCGACAACATGGATGTGGCGGGCGCGACGGACGGCAGCGACGCCGCTATTGATCTGTCGGTGTATGACATCGAAGCAGGCACATTGGACGGTGCGCCCGTGACCGTGTTCATGGTGAATTGGCGTGATCCCGACGCAGGTCAGGCAATTCTCAGACGTGGGCGACTTGGCGCGCTCTCTCGGGATTCCGACGGACGGTATCGCACGGAGGTCCGCGGTCTCGCGCAACTTTTGTCACAGAATGTGGGTCGTGTTTATCAAGATCACTGCAACGTCGTCCGTTTCGGCGACGCTCGTTGCGGCTACGACGTAGACAGTATTCGCATCGACGCCCCGATCACGACCGTCACAAACAATAAAATTTTCTCCATCGCCGAACCTGTGACGCCGCCGCCCGCCGACTATCCTGCGGGCGGAGAAGTGTTGTTTACATCCGGCGCGAACCTCGGTTTCACCCGTGAAGTGAAGACCACGACTGCGGGCGGTGGTTCGCTCACGATCGAACTATACGAGGAGATGCCTGCCAACGTCGCGCCCGGCGACCAACTGCAACTCACGCCGGGATGCGACCGGCGATGGTCGACGTGTCGCGCGTATGAAAACCTACTCAACTTTCGCGGGTGGGGTTTATATATCCCCGGCGTGATGGCAATGATGCGTGGTCCGGCGCCGGGTCAATGTGAAGTTCCGCCCTCGGGCAACAAGGGCATACCGGAATGATCACGGTCAACGAACTGATCGTCCAAGCGCGCACATGGATCGGCGTCCCGTTCGTGCATCAGGGCCGATCACGATACGGTGTCGATTGCATAGGCTTTGTGATGACACTGATGCGCGAGGTGGGTGGACTGCCGCAGGACTTCGCATATTCGAAGAACTACGCCCGTCGTCCAACATTCGAATTGGTTGAGTTCATATCGCAACACTTCGAACGTTCCGCCGCAACCGCGCCCGGTCTTATGGTGCTGATCCGCTGGCCGAATGATCAATACGCTAGCCATCTCGCAATTCTGACCGGGCCGACGATTATTCACTGTTACGAACGAATGCGCGGTGTCGTGGAACATTCGTATCGGGGCAGCTGGCGGCGAGACACACACAGCCTTTGGAAACTTCCGGGTATCCGCTATCCATAATCGACGCTAAGGGAACAACGCGAACATGGAACGTTTGTTCGGCCGACGCAGTGGACGTTTCCGCATTCGAGGATTGCGGGGGCGTGCGTGAGCAATATCGGTCAAGCATTGCTCGCGATCGGCGGGGGCATCATCGGATTCTTCGCGACCGGCGGGAATCCCATGGGGTTCCTGTGGGGCATGCAAATCGGATTGCTCGCTGGCAGCGTGTTATTCCCGACGCAACTGCCGACCATCTACGGGCCGCGTCTCGAAGATCTGAGAACGACGCAAGCGGAACTCGGTGGGGCGGTGCCGATCGTTTACGGCACCATCGCGGTGCCGGGGACGGTTATTTATTTGTCCTGCGTGCTTGAACAGGTCGAGACGGAAGAAGTCGGCGGCAAGGGAGCGCCCGAACAGACGATAACCACGTACTCCTATTATCAGGATATCGCGCTCGGCTTGTGCGAGGGGCCCATCGGCGGTGTGTTGCGCATCTGGGAGAATGGAATCCTCAAGTACGATATACGGCCGCAACAAGCGACAGAAACGGCGCAGGACTATGCCGATCGAATGGAAGCGTCCAGCGACTATGAACGGCGATTTAATCTGTACCTCGGCGACGAAGGACAAGAACCGGAACCGATATTCGAGGCCGCGATCGGCGTCAACGAAGTGCCAGCATTTCGCGGATTGGCATACATCGTTTACCCGCTGAAACAACTCTTGGACGAAAACGGCCGGCGACATCCGCAGTTCAAATTTGAAGTCTTCACCGGCACGAGTCAGAGAGTTGTTCTCCCGCCGATTGCAATGGACGGCGTTCTTGACGGCTACCAACTGCCATACGTCGTGCCATGGTGGTCGGCAAATCGATATTACACGATCGACCTCATCGGAACGGAAGGCCTGCGCGTGTTCGATGTGATGACTAATGAGGAACTCGCGCAGATCACATTCATCGACGACTTGGGGCTTGCGCCATGGCTGCTATTTTTGACCGCGACGACTGGACCGGACGGCGTTCTGTATCTGTGCGGGGCCATCTCGTTAGATGTGTTACGGCTGTACGCCATCACCACACATATTTTTCCGACCATTCCCCCATTCGATCCTATCCCGCCTGTCTATTCCGTCGACTATGTCGATTTCACCGCGGCCGGCGAAGTCCCGGAACGCCAATGTGTGGTTCGTCATGTCGGCACGTTGGAAGTGACGGACTTTATGTTCACGCAAGGAATATTCGGCGCATTCTCTGTTCGCCGCCTCACGCCAACGCCGGGCATCACGGAACTACTGTTCGACTATCCGCAGGCCGAAGGCCTGGTTGTGGATGGCTACAGGAACGGAACGAACAGTTTTGCATATGGTTTGACGTGGACGAGCGTGTCATCCGGCACCGGTCCGGGCATAGATGTCTATCGTCTCCACATCGACGAAACATTCGACAACATACTATTGCGCCCCGTGCCGTTGCTGACACTCGAACTGATCGCGACGATCCCATTGTCAACGCTCGACCCCGCATGCACCCGATTACAAGAGGTGAGCGGGCTTGTGTTCGATCAGGCTTCCCGCGCATTGATATTCAATGCGGTTGGCTATGGTCCAGGCACCACGCCGGCCGACAGACTCTTCGAGTGTTATTTCAAATACGATCCCGAGGCCCACCTCATTCTATGGCGTAGCGCCGACCTCGTCGGCCCCAACTACGACGGATTAACGCAGTTGAGCCGACTTCGTGGCGACCATTACGGCGTCGTCACGGGGCTGAACAGCATGGCCTACATCGACACGCGCACCGGCGAACACACGGTGATTGATTTCCCCGAAGTCCCTGGGCTGTTTGACGGACAACAGATGTTCAACAGCACCAATGGAACGATGATCTCGTTCTCCGTTGGCGGACCATATGTTGTGATGGTGGATCGCCGTGTCCCCGGCGCGGTGTCCGTCGGTGACATCGTCTCCGATGTTTGCACGCGTTGTGGATTGGATGACACCGAGATCGTTGTCGATGATCTGATGGACAGAAACGTGAGCGGCTATGCCGTCGCGCGCACGGCACCCGGCCGCGGGATCATCGAACCGTTGCGCCAAGTGGCATTCTTCGACATGGTCGAGAGCGACGGCAAACTAAAATTCCCGACGCGCGGCGGTCCACTCGCGCTGACGATCCCCGAGGACGATCTCGGCGCACACTTCGCCGACGAGGATCGCGTTCCGCTCGTCGCGACGAATAAGATTCAAGACGTTGAATTGCCGAAACGCATTCGTCTGCAATATCTCGCCGAGTCGCGTGACTACGAACCGGGCGACGCCCCATCGCCGACCCGGATCAGTAGTGCCGCGGTCAACGAGGTTGACATTCAATGTCCGATATCCATCACCGACGACCAAGCGGTTCAATCGGCCGAAGTCCTGTGGTCCGACGCGTGGGGATCTCGGTGGACTTATGAGATCGCGCTCGAAGTGGCGTATCTCGGGCTCGATCCGACTGACGTGATCGGGATTCCTGTGGATGGGCGCATATATCGCGCTCGTATCATCGCCATCGATGATAGCGCCGGCCTGCTTCGGCGAATGACGCTCATGCGAGACGATGACGGGACTTACGTTTCGACGGCCGTCGCCGACCCACCGTTACGTCCGCGCCTGAGCGTCGTCTCGTATTCGCCGACGGCACTCTTGCTGCTAGACCTGCCCCCACTTCGCGACGCTGACAACGATGCGGGCATCTACGCAGCGGCATATCCAGTCATGCCAAACCGCACATGGGCGGGTGCCGTCATCCATCGCAGTTCTGACGGTGGGGCAACGTACGGACAGATCGGCAGCATCGCAACGCGCGGCATCGTTGGCAAATTGACCGGCGCGCTCGCTAGCGGACTCTCCACGACATGGGACTTCGAGAACGTTCTCGAAGTGGACATGATTAGCGGCACGTTGGAATCCCGAACTCAAGACGCGGTCCTTAATGGCGCGAACATGGCTGTCGTCGGTGCATACGGACGCTGGGAGATCATTCAGTTTTTGACGGCGACACAGATATCGGCGACGCGTTGGCAATTGTCCGGTCTACTTCGGGGACGCCGCGCAACCGAACACCACGTTGGGACATCCATTGCACAAGATTTCTTTGTGATGCTCTCGGCGGGTGGCCTCACTCGGTTGCCAATGCAGATATCTGAGATTGGCGCCGCGCGTGTCTACCGCGCCGTTACGTTCGGAACATCCAGCGTGGAATCCACCGCACAATCGTTCACCGGACAAGGTGAAGCGTTGCGCCCATTCTCGCCGGTGCATATCCATGGTGAACGCGTGGCCGGCGATCTCATCATCGAATGGACCCGTAGAGGCCGGCTCGGCCAGGAGCTGAGATCAGGCACCGATATTCCTTTGAGTGAGGAATCCGAAGCGTACGAGATCGACATTCTCATCCCCGGCGCGTCGCCGGAACTTGCACTGCGTACACTAGAGTCAAGCACAACGTCCGTGACCTACACTGCCGCGGACCAAACGACGGATGGATTCGACGCCGATGATCAGATCATGGTGCGCGTCTATCAGATGAGTGCGACCGTCGGCCGCGGCACCGCCGGGGAAGCCATTCTATAAACACGGAGCGTCGCGAAAAAGGATTTCACCCATGACGACACCCATTCTCGGACTTGATGAACTGGAGGATAGCCAATCACAGCCGCATGTGCCGATTAATGCATCGACGCGCGCGCTAGAACAGTATGCGCAATTGCTCACTTTCGATAAGGACTTAAGCACGCCACCCGGCAGTCCGATCGACGGTGATGCATACATTGTGGCGTCCGGTGCGTCCGGTGCGTGGGCCGGTTGGGACAACAGCATCGCGTATTACTCCGGTGGATGGCTTCGCATCGAACCTCGCGAAGGTGTCACAGCGTATGTCGCCGACGAAGATGCCTATTACAAATTTTCGGGGGGATCGCCTGGCAGTTGGGATCTGTGGACGCTCGGCGGTGGGGCCGGATCGCAACCCTATGACATCGGCGCCCAACTGACCGGTGTGCCAGCTGCTTCGCTCGTGATGCTTCGTTATAAATTCCCGCGGGCCGTCGACTATCCAGCGGGATTGACGGATTCGCAAGGCACGGCTGGAACCTCCGCAACGGCGCAAACCGATTTCGATATCCGCCTCAACGGCGTAAGCGTCGGCACGATGCGATTCGCGGCGGCTGGAACTTCCGCGACGTTCATCATGGCGTCACCGCAATCCGTGGCGCAGGGCGACATCTTGACAGTGATCGCGCCGGCATCGCCCGATGCGACGCTCGCCGATGTTTCTTTCGTCCTGGCGGGAACGCGATGAACACATTTATCACTACGGAAGGTGATCATCATGGCTTTGCTATTTCTCGACAGTTTCGATCATTACAGCACCTCGCAGTTTGCCCGGAAGTGGACCGAGGTAACAGGCGGGGTTAGCATCAATACGACTAACGGTCGACGCGGCACTGGGTCTGCACGAATCGGGAACAGTACAACGCAATCGCTCCGGAAGTCGCTCGGCACGAATGCCGCGACAATCATTGTCGGCTTCGGCGTCAAGCTGGCCGGCAGCATTAGCAGCGCTGGCTACCTCTTCGGGTTTGGCGATACCGGCGCCGATCAGATGACACTGTTCGTTAATGCCGACGCGACCCTATCCATCCGGCGCGCCACGACCAACGTGGCAACTTCCGTCGCAACGCTCAACCTGTCCGGAGTTTACCAGTACATCGAGATAAAAATCGTGCACGGCGCGGCCGGGTCATACGAGTTGCGCTTAGACGGCGTCAACATTCTCTCCGCATCCGGCGTCGACACGACGAATACCGCGAACAATTACGCCAATCAGATCCTCCTATTCAACCGAGTCGGTTCGCCGCTCACCGGATTCGCCATCGGAACGTCGATAGATGTCGACGACCTCTATGTCTGCGACGGCACCGGCAGCAGCAACAACGATTTTTTGGGCGACGTTCGCGTCGATTGTTTCCTGCCTTCGGGCAACGGCAACAGTTCGCAGTTCATCGGCAACGATTCCAACAGCACCGACAATTATTTGCTGGTCGATGAGACGCCGGCAAACGACGATACAGATTACGTCCAAAGCACGAATGTCAGCGACAAAGACACATATGCTTTCCCAAACATGTCGCACACGCCGGCATCGATCTACGGCCTGCAAATCAATATGCAAGCGAGCAAGACCGACAGCGGATTGCGAACGCTGCAATCCGTGATTCGGTCCGATGGCGTCGATACGGATGGAACAGCGAAAGCACTTAGTTCGGGTTACGTCAATCTCATGCAGATATCGGAGGTCGATCCCGACACAAGCGCTGCGTGGACGCAGTCCGGTTTCGATGCCGCTGAGTTCGGCGTGAAGGTGGCGGCGTGACCTTCCCGGTTGCAGCCGCAAGGACCACCACGGCCGACCCCAGCGGGACGCAGACGCATTCCATCGGCCTAGGTTCACCCAGCGCGGGCAATCTATTGGTGGTGGTCGCCGCATCAAGCGGCGCGGGTGGCGCGTTCGTAATTGACGAAGCGGTGTCGGGTCCGGGCTGGTTCGTCATTGGCGGTGGCACCGGCACGAATCTCCGCGTGGCCGTCTTGGCAAAGGTCGCGGCGGGAAGTGATGCGTTGACGCTGCGGACGATCAACGCCGTGCGGATGGCGTCGGTGTGCTACCGAATCACCGGACACGGATCGTCGGTGGCCGGTGGGGCCACTGCCACCGCGTCGAGCACAAACGGTGATCCACCGAACGCAGCAATCACCGGCGCCGCGCAGGACGTTCTATATCTCGCCGCGTTGGCATCTGCGGTGTCGGTTGCATCGGCAGCCCCGTCCGGTTATGGATCACTCACCACGGCGAGCGCCGGTACCGTGTTCATGAGTTCAGCAGAACTCGGCGCCAATGGCACGAGCAACAATCCGGGCACATTCACAAATACGAGTCAGGAATGGTTGGCGACCACCGTTGCTATCCCGGAACTTGCGATAACGACGGCCGCGAGAATGACGCAAGAGGCGGTCGAAGCGGTCACGAACACTGCGCGCGCCGCGCGTGTGACTCAGATTGCTGCCGAGGTTGTTTCACAGGTCACGGTGGCGGCGAGACTAACGCAGATCGCCGTTGAGATGGTCAGCGAGAATGTGCCCGACGGTGTGGCGCGTCCTTCGATGTTGTTTATCGCCACGTAACTAGACACGAGGGCCGTATCATGAATGACGACACCGACAAGCGCGAACCGAAGAACGGCAACGGCCTGAACGGTCTGCGCATTCCATTGCTTATCGATGGCGCAATGTTTCTAGCATTTATCGTCGGCGGAACGATGGTGTGGACGGATGTTCAACAATTAAAACAGGAAAGGCGTGAACGTGTGAGTGGAGAACGCATCGCCAAACTAGAAACGCAACTGGAAGCGCTGACGCGCGAAGTCCGTCGCAACGACGAAGAAGGTCAACGTGATCGGACACGCATATGGCAAATCCTGGACCGTGAACACGGTGTTCAACGACGACGGTGAAGGAAGA